GAAACACAACATGGTGTCCTGTTCAGTATTAGGATGAATGAACAATCCTGAAGGGTTGTGTTCATTCTTGTTGGCCTCAATCAACCTATCGGCAATTTCCGAGGGAGAGGCGTCATGTGCCAGATGTTTGTATTTCTGTGACCAGGAGTAGGAGCTGTCACAGCCATAGGACCAAACAGGAAGTTGTTCCACAGACTTCACAGAAGCAACATTGAAGTCCTTGTAGGGAAGAATATAACTGGCGGGGTCTGTGGGATTCTTTTGACCAAATCCTTCACAGTTCAAATTACATCCAAAGAAACGAAGCCAGACGGCGGGAGTACCTGCCAGTTCTGCTTCACCTTGGAACGAATAGAAAATTTCTGAGTATCTAATTCTCATAATCACCTCACAGGATACATAACAATCTACAATTATTTAGGAGCGTGTCAATGGTTATTCGTATTCAATTTCACCTGTTTCTATAGTCGCTTCCACACTCAACACATCCAGATGTTGGGATTCATCCATCAGAACATCATCATCCAGTTTCTGGAGATACTTAGGCTTTCTGGTCATCTTTTTGTCCTTCTTGGTGTCATGCAATTCTTTCTGTGCTGTGTCTGCCTGTTGCTTCAGATATCGGATGAAACCATTGTCATAGCTTCCTTCATCATGGGCTTGTCGGATGATGCCTTCAATGTCCAAAGACTCAATGTACCGATATTTGGTTTGTAGATGTTTCTTTTCTTTCTGGATTCTACGCAGAAATGCGTAATAGGTGATTTGCGTGAAATAGGCAAAAGGATTGCTGGATTTCTTGGGATCGAAGTTGTCCATGTAGATGAGACAATTTTCAATGGCATCCAGAATCATATCTTCACGAAAACTGTAGTTGATGAAATTGCTTTTGTAGGCCAAATGATTGGCAATCTTGATGAAACAATCACCGATGTAATCTGGAACTTGAGGCCTTTCTTCTTCATTCCTCTTGGCCCTGTTCACTTCTTTTTTGAATTCAATCAAAGCAGCCAGAAACTGCTTGTTGTCAATGTAGTGCTTACTGTTCTCGTCCTTCTTCTTCACCATAATACTCTCCATGATATTCATCAATATCAATAATGTGGACATCTCCATTGGTCACTTCACGCAACAAATCATCTGCTGCGTCTGACCGTTCTTCCTGTTCCAGAAACTTCTGTCGGGTTTCTTTAGCTTGTGTAACATAAACAACATATTGTTTTCTGACTTCTCTCTTCATGTCACCTATGGTCAGCACTACATCAGTGCTGATGACGAAATCTTCTCCGTCACTCAACCCCATCCAAGGACGAAGCATAAAACTTTCTCCAATCACATGATTGCCTCGGCGGGTTTCTTTCATGGGCACCACTTGCACAGGAACATGCATCTGTAGATGTGTTTCTGCTGCTGTGGACTTCACATCTCGTTCCATGTTACACAGGATGTTTTCTCCTGTTTTCAGCTTTACAATTTTGAAATATCCATCGTCGGTACTAAGCATGTAATGGTACGGTTAGAAGTTTATAATTAAGTTCTTCTTCATTGTATATCTTCACACGCTCAATTAAATGTAGTAATGTGTAATTCTTGTGAGACTTCCATGATAAGTTGTCACCGATATCATACAACTTACATGATGTTTTCTGTTCACCCAATCGAAGTCCTCGACCGATACTTTGTAGGTTTCTGATACGAGATTTCATGGGTGAAGCAAACACAATGTTATGGAGGTTTCTAATATTTATTCCTGTTGAGAATGTACCGTAGGATGCCAAGATGATGGCATCTGAAGATTGTTCGGTCAAGGCACGAACTTGTTCACGTTCCTCAGCTTCCACTCCGCCGTGTACGAAAAACAAATCTCTGCCTTGTTCAATTTTTTCAGAAATCAAATCATACAAAGGCTCACCGTGTTTCTCCACATACTGATACAACACCAAAGTGTTTCCTTTCAGATCCGCCACAAGATTTCTGATGAACTTGTTTCTCTTGGGGTGTGTTATCAACCAGTCCAATTCTTCCTGATAGCTGAACTTTTTACATAATTGTTTTTCTTCATCTGTGTAATCTAATGTGATACACCGAATTTTCAATTCAGCTAGTTGATTGGTGTCCATTAATTTTTTAGTTGTGGTGATTTTATGTACCGCACCAAACAATCCTTCCAACACCAACCGATGTGTCTTGGTGCCATCCAATGTACCTGTGGTGCCAATCTTGAAAGGTGCCTTGGTACACTTGTGCATGATGGAAGTCAAAGACTTGGCTTTGAACAAATGACATTCATCACCATACACCACATCAAAGTTTTCAAAAAAGCTCTTGGGCATCTTGTAGATGCTCTGCCAGGTGGAAATCACAACAGGTACATTGGTGATTTTCTCTTTTCCTGAATAGATGCGTGTGCAATTGTCAGACACTTTCCAATCACTGTCTGTGGCATAATCGGCAAAATCGCCGTACATTTGCTCCACTAGGCTGGTGGTGGGAACAATGATAAGCTGTCTACGATTATGTTGTTGATGCCATCGAATCAACGTGTAGATGATGAGGCTTTTACCGCTGGCTGTGGGAGACAATAACAGCGTTCTATTGTTCTGAATGGCTTCTTCTACTGCAATCTTCTGATAATCCCGAATATCAACAGGCTTACCATTGGAATGATAGTTTAATCCATTAATAAACTCAGTAATATTACGGACATCACGGATATGCTGACAGTTGTTAACAAATGCATAGCCGTTTCTTTTACAAAATTCCTCAACATAGGAAACAAGACCCACATACAATTCTTTGGTGAACAAACTCAACAAACGAATTTTGCCATCCCAAAGTTTCGCACGATATTGAGGTGTGAATTGAGCGCCAGGAACTGCGAACGTGAAGAAGTCATTCATCTCCAGTAGAACATCAGGTTCAGCTTCCACCCGGAGATAGACTTCATCTTTTTTATTTATTGTAACCGTGCTCACATCCCACCATTGGTGAACTTGTACCATTCAATGGCAGACTTCACATCCCAGGTTCTGCTATTGATGCTCTTTAGGATTTGTTCCAGTTGAAACAACAAGGTCTTGATGTATTCCAGCTTGTCTGTATGTTGAATGATATCATCATCTGATGCCATGAATTCATCCATTTCATTCTTCAACGGCTTGTTGTTCAGATACTGGTCCCATCCCAGCTCCGTGAGTTCCTCTTTGGACAACTCACCACGATAGTAGCGATATTTCAATTTGCGTAAACGAAGATAATCAGCTTCAGCCTTGCGATATTGCAGGCGAACTGAGGTCATCATGTTCAGATATTTGGCGTGTAGCTCTGGCACACGTGCAGCAGCTCGTCCCAGATTGGTCTGGTCCACTTTGCAATCATCTGCCCACATGGTTTGAATGTCTTGTAGTTTCATGGCACCTCCTCACAGTCCTTCAATTATAAACTACCTTACCAGTTTTGTCAAGCCAGAGATGTCACAGTGAAGGTGCGATATTTGAATATGGCTTGAGCAGCAAAGTACTGGGTGTCACCTGTGGACACATCAAACTCAATACCAGTCAATCCCACAGGAAAACAATCCTTGAAAGTGAATTCCACTTTAGGTAAATAATTGGAATCCAATGCCAACAATGTGGCATCACTGTATTCACCTGAATCCGTGGCTCTGGCACCAGTACCAAATCGTGCTGAGAATTGTGTTCTGCTTTCTGGGAAGCCCAAAGCCAGAAGCCAATTGTACAATTCAATGTAATTGGCCATGGTTTCTTGAATCAAAAACTTTATACTTAATTCACCATAATCAATTTTTTCACCTGGCTTTGGAATGTTGACAAAGGGTGTGGGTTGCACGGCATACCCTAGATTCACACTGGGAATATTAGCTGATTGGCAAAAATAGGTGACTTGAGGAAGATTCTGAATCAGGAAATAGAAACCATTTGGACGTAGAAAGTCCAACATATCTGGTTGTCCATATTGTGGAGATGTCATGTATGTGTCCTGTAAAGTTTCTAATATTTATATCATATAAAAGGAAAAAGAGAGACCTTTCGGCCTCTCTTCCCCAGTTTCCAACTACTACTATTATAGAAGGTTTGTTACTGCGAACAAACGATAGTAGTGGTTACGGTCAGCAGTGAATGTATCTGCGTCTGTTGTACCGTCTGCTTGTGTTACGAATGGATTTGCAATCATGCCATAACGTGTCTTGAATCCAATCTTGGGTTGGAAGGTTGATGGATCAATTGCGCGAACCATTTGGAGAGGAACGTATGGGCAGTAGAACAAACCTGCGTCATATGCTGTTGTACCCTTGTAACCGACCATCACGAATTGTGATGCGGCGTTTGTGTTTGCTGAGTATGGGTCAACGAACACCTTGTAACGGCCATTCAATGTACCTGCGAATGTGTTGCCTGTGTCATCTGATGAGATGCCATCATTGCCTGAAAGAGCTGGGGTGTAATCCAACTTGCCAGCCATTGCTAGAGCTGCTGCAACGTCTGATGAGCAAATGATGAAGTTACCGCGACCGCGACGAGTTTCTTGTGCGATGACGTTGGCATCACGTTCGATTTGGAACATCAAGCCCTTGAAACGTTCTACTGACCAACGACCGTTTGAGTCCACATCAAGGTCGAATGTACCAGCTGTTGCTGCTGAAGCAGCACCTGGCTTTGCCACCTTGTAGATGGTACGAATCACTTCACGGTTGATTTCAGCAAGAATTTCTTGTGAAAGAATGTTGGCCAATTCGCCTTCTGCATCAAGACCGTGAATTGCCTTCAAGTCTTGTGCCAATTCCACAGAGTATTCAGCCTTCAATGCACGTGTCTTAGCGGTTACTGTGGTCTTTTCAATTGAGAAAGCCATTTCGCCGAAGCTTGTGCCACTGCCGATATCTTCAGCAGTTGCTGTTGTGATACCTGTACCTGTGGTGTATGCACCTGATACTGGGTTTGAACCGGCGTGTGAACCAGTGCCTGCGAAATCTGTGTCAGCTTCATTGAATAGAGCTTCTGTACCTGATTGTGTTGAATAACGTGACTTCATGGCGAAGATGAGGCCTGTTGGACCAGTCATTGGTTGCACACCGGCCACATCATAAGCCATCAAGTTTGGAAGTGAACGACGAACCAATGAGATAAGAATTGGGTCGTAACGGTCAATTTCAGACGCACCTGAACCAGCGATGTTGTTGGCTGGAACTGCTTCGAAAAGAGCTGTTTTTTCTTCACGAAGAGCGCGTTCTTGGTTTTCAAGAATGACAGCAGTTACTGCACGCTTGTAGGTGTCCTTGATTGCTGGCATTGCGTCGTGGTCCAATACTGGAGCCCACTTCTTTTGTAGATTTTCTGAAAGAAACATTCTTATTCTCCTGTTACTGTTTGTTTTGTTAAACGTTAATATTATTTATACAAATGGAAATTTTTAAAACTTGGTGCGACTGATTCTTGCTGCATATTGTGCTACTGTGCCAGAAGTTTCTTCCACAATTGGTTGTTCTTCTGGGAGTGTTACATTTTCAACAACAGCCTTTGGGAAGTAGTTGCCCTTGATGACAGTCAACTTTTGTTCAAAAAGTTCTGGAGTATCAAATTCCACTTCTTCCACCAAACCACGGAGTTTTTCTGATTCAGTTTGTGCCAAATCAGATGTCACTTTCATGAACACAGCATCACGCTTGGATTCAGTCAATGCTTTCTTCAGTTCTACAGCTTCTGCAAATGCTTCATTGGCCACTGTGGTCAATTCTTCAATCTTTTTTTGCATTTCGCCGAGAACATCATATTTTTCTTCTGGTACTTCAATGTAGTTCTCTTTGAACAACACCTTGAGACCAGCGATGAAATCTTCTGTTACTTCGGTACGAAGACCGTTTTCAATGGCTAGAGCATTTTGTTCCATCCATTGTTCCACCACGTAGTTGAGGTAGGCATCCACCTTGTCAACTAGCTCTTGATGCATTTCACCCACAACTTCTGCTGCTTGTTCTGCTAGCACATCTTCCATGATTTCTATTTCGTGTGCCACCCGTGCAGTCACAACAGCTTCAAACAATGAAGTGGCCTTCACCTTGAAATCTTCTGACAATTCAGATTCAGTTGAAAGAAGATTTTCAATGTCCTTGGACAATTCTTCCTTCATCTTCTTCATCATGGCTTCTTTCTTTGCCATCATCTTGTCCATTTTGGCTTCAGTCACTTCTTCGTCTGATTCTTGTTCCACTTCTACAGCTTCCCATTCTGCCTTTTCTTCATCAGAAAGAGCATTGTATTCTTCTTCTGTGATGAACAGTTGTTCTTCTTCCTTGTTTTCTTCCACTTCTTCCTTCTTCATTGCAGGCTTCATTGCAGGCATTGGTGGTTTCGTTTTGCCATCGTTAACCTTAGCAGCTTCAGCACGCTTCTTCTTGAAGGCATCAATAGCTGATTGTACAGCAGGTGTTGGCTTGATGACCACAGCTTCTTCCACTTCAGCTTCTTCCTTGTACACGTTGCCAGCACTTGATGCTTGGTTCACAACTGATGTTGGATCAGCATGTGTGGTGTAGTTAGGAGCTGCACCGGCACCTTGGTGCTTGGGTTCAGGTTGCTTCTTTGCCTTGCTAGCTTGTGTCTTGCCTTGGGTTTCTTGGTCATCTTCTGAGTCGATGACAGCATCTTGTGAAGAACCTTGCTTCATAGGCTTGTCTTCCTTCACACCTGCACCAGCAGCAAGTTTGTTGGTAGAATCAGCTGGTTTGGCAGCGCTGGACACACCCATCATCTGTACTTCTGGTTTTTCAGATGAACCTTGGGACATGGCAGCAGCTTCTTTGTTGTTACCCATACCTGGGAAAGATTCTGCCACATCAACTTTGCGATTCATCATATCACGAATCTTGTTTTCTATTGAGGCCATTTAACTATCTCCTAAAGTTAGTTACAAACGTTACTATTATTTATACAGGTTTACTTCTTGGAAAGACTGTTCATGAAGTTTTCAAACACTCGGAACTTCATTTCTTCCAGTTGTTGTTTTTTGGTTGCTTCAATCAACTTCTTGGTTTCATCCATGTTCTGGTAGGTCCACGACCCATTCACGAACATCCATTCTTTGTTTTCCATGATGCCTTGCACGAAGGCATCCGGGGCTGAAGGGTCTGCCACGATGTCAGCAGCAGTGGCCAAATAGAAGTCATTTTGCACTTCATTGATGCCACCTTCACGTTCCTTCAAGGTGCCCATACCACGGGATGACACGCCTAGTTGTGCACCACCTTCAATCAACCCCCGAACAATGTTGCCCATGGGAGTGTTCAAAATCTTGGCACGACCAATGTAGTTGTTGCCATCTTCCTTTAATGAAGTGATGATGTGTGACACACGATCCAGATTGATGACAGGACCTTCTGGATGTCCCAGTTCACCAAAGGCACGATTGGAATCCACATATTCCTTCATGTAACGTGCCACTTCTTTTTCCATCACAGCCTTGGGATAGATTCTGTTGTTTCTGTTGGCTAGTTCACTTTGCAAGAACACACCTTCCAGATACAAATCCTTGCTCTTTTCCTCTGTGATGACTTGTACTTGTTCAACTATTTCTGAAATCAGTTTCATGTTCCAATCTCCTTAGGTTAATGGATTCACGTGTTGTGCGTCACCATAACCTGAAATTTTCACCATTTCAATAATCACAGTGCCACCGCCCGCAGGCGTGGTCACTATAATGTTACTAGTATTTTCTCTGTTATCAGAGTATCCATTGAAGTCAAAATCTTCGGCTCCTGTCAACAACCACAATGACACAGAGTTGCGTGTGATGGTGGCATTGCCTGAAGGCACAGACCAATGAATGGCGCTGATGTTCACCACAGGTGATGATGCGGTTTGAGAAGCTGTTGCTAATGTTGAGGACAAATTGATGGTTTCAGATGCGCTTGTTCCTGAAACAGCGACCACAACATGGATAGGTGTTTTCTTTAATACAGTTATTGCCATTATTTGCTCCCTTCTTGTGGTCTTCTTTTGGTGGGTGTCTTACCGAGGTTCACCTTGACGCCGCCCATCTTCATGGTGGCACCTACAGGTGCGCTACTCTTGCCCTTGTAATGATACATTATTTTCACACCGCCACCCTTTTCTATACCCTTCTTGGTGAAGCCTTCAGGGGGACGGAAGAATTGTTTGGAGATGGTGGCTCTTGGTAGGCCGTGCCGCTTGCTGCCACGGACGCCACGTTCCGTGCTTCTGTAAGGTGTGGGATTGTATTCATCAATTTGTTCCTCTTCTTTAACATAAGGAACCTTTGGTGTTTTTGCAGATGCATAATCAGAAATTTTCTTATGTTGACGAACTGCTTTTTGAAACATTTTATGTCCAGATTTTCCGCCATAGAGGGAATGATATGCTGCTACTCTGGTTTTTTCCAATGCCTTATGGGCAGCTTTCCAGGCAAGGTCTTTGGAAATCTCATCCAGTTCCACTTCTTCCGCCATTTCACTTTGCATGTATTGTGCTGCTGACACAATGTAATCTTCTGCCAAGGTGATTTTGCTTTGCACCCATTCAGGAAGATTGGTGTCTTCCCCAAGCATGTCATGCATCATTTCTGCATTACGAGTAATGGTACGAAGTGAGGACTTGGCCATGTCACCTTCATAATCATATTCACCTTTGTCAGCTGCATCTTTCACAGCTTCCTTCATGGACATCTTGGTGGCTGTGGCATACATCACGTTCTTGGCATCAGCACCATAGCGTTTACGAAAGTCTTTGAAGTTTTTCTTCATGGACTTCACAATAGTTTCTCGCTGCTTCATGTCAGCGTCTGTCATGGTGGCTTCATTCATGTTACTTGCCTTTCTTTTTACGAAGCAACTTGAAATCATGAGCGTCAATCTTACCATTCTTGTTGGCATCAATCTTGTGTTGACCGCCTTTCAAGGCTTCATTAGTAATTTCCGTTTCTTCATCACATTCGGCACATTGTTTTGTGTTGAACATGGAGGATGCCACTTCCACCTTCAAGGCATCCAACACTTCAGCAGTGCGTGATTGCAAAATGTTGTTCAATGTGGCTTCAGCAGCAAGATTGTCACCGCTGTCAATGTGGTCAATGAGATCCAACACAGTTTCGTTCATGTTTTTCATATCTATCTCCTAAGAAGCTATGAATTGTTATCTTGAGGTGTATTCGGTTCAGGTTCAGGAGTCATGACTTCCATTTCTTTTTCCATCTCATCAATTTCTTCTTCAGTGAAACGTAAGACGTTCTTTTGAATGTAGCTCTTGGTCATATACTTGTTCATGAAGGGATCCATTTGTGCCAACAACTCGATGCGTGACCGCATGATTTCCTGGTCTTTGCTTTCTGTGTAATAAGAATCTTGTGCATACACATAATCAATGGATTCCACTATGTCTGTCCAATCCTGCTCTGTCAATACACCTTTCAAAACCAATTGTGTTTTCAACAAGTCATGGAACATCACAGCAAATTGACGACGAAGTTTGCCAATGAACTTGGTGAACTTCAATTCATCCCGTGTGATTTCTGCTGCACGACCAAAGTTCAATCCACTTTGTTGTTGCAACCGAGAAATAGGAACATTCAATGCCTGATACAGCTTGCGTTGAAAATATTCAATGTCAGCAATCTCACCGAGATTTTGCCCACCGGGCAGTGTTGTGATTTCTGTACCTTTGCCACCTTCACGACGAGGCAACCAGAAATCTTCCAACATGCTCATGGCCTTCTTGTCATCTCGCAGTTCACCTGTGTTCACATCGTACACCATCTTGTTGCGATAGCGATTCATGATGTCCTTCAGATATTGCTCAGCCTTCAACTTGGGAAGATTGCCTACATCAATGTAGAAGATTCTTCTTTCAGGAGCACGAGCCAACCGATAGATGACCAAAGCATTTTCCATCATACGCAACTGATTGGCAGGCTTGATGGCTTTGTGTAAATAACTCAACACCATTTGTTGATCCACATCAAACAACCCAGATGAGGCGTAGCAGATGGCATCTTTGGTGATTTTCAATCCCTGCACTTGTGTGGATATAGCCATGTTGGGGGACATATGAATGCCCTTTTCATTGTACATGAAGAACTCTTCCACACTCTGCACAAATTCCACACCCGTCTTGGGTTCTCTCTCTTTGATGACATTACGTACTTTCTTGATTTTTCTTGGGTCAATGTACCGAATGTCTGTCAACCCCTGCTTGGGTTTCGCGGTATCAATCACTTTGTGAAAGTATATTCTGCCATCAATGTACCAACGTCGAAAATAATCCTGACCTTTGTCCTTGAAATGTAACAAGCTCAAGATGTTGTCAAATTCTTGTTCAATGCTCTTCTTTACAGAAGCGGACACCTTGACATTTTGTAAATCAATATGTACAATATCTTCATTGTCCAGATTGGCAATGGCTTCATTCACCACATCATCAATGGCGGCATCCACATCTGCCATCAATGCGATATCACGGTAACGCTTGATTTGTTCTGATTCATTCTTGGCAGCACCTTCCAGGTCCAAATAGGAACCGTAGTAGCCACCGGCTTTGATGGTGTCTAAGGCACCGTCATCAGAAGGTGGCACAAACGAACGCTCAGTTTGTGCCGGTTCCTTCCTCTTGATTTGATATCCAAATATATCCATAATATTTCTACCTATCCTACGTTAAGGATTAAACAGGTGTCACATCAAAATGTGAGTATTGGAACGTCACATTGAATTCTGAAATCACATCGTTTGCTGAGTAGGCCAATGCCACTTCAGAAACAGTAATTGGGAAAGAGTTGTAGATGTCATAGGTGCGAATGACTTCATCATTACGATCCAGTTGTTCCACTGCCAAGTCACACATATATGAGGCTGGTGCCAATGCGCCGCCGTTGTTTTCACGGTTGTTCATTAAGTTGGACCATGATTCAAACAAACGACGAAGCTTCATGCTGGTGTCGTTCAACACGGTAATGGTCCATGGATCAAATGTCCGTTCACCAGCCATCTTCACTTCACGACCACGATACTGCACGATGGTTGGATTGACGTTGGATGCTGGCAAGGCTGCAGATGTTACAAGTAGTGAGTCATCACTAGCACCTGCTCCAACAGCAGCAGGGAAAGTTAGTGTCACTAGGAATTGGTTTGGACGTGCACCACCTGCGCCTAACTTACTTTTAAATTGTGAAATATCCATTTGTTTCTTCTCCTAGAAGTTATTGATTAGGCGCCGACAACTTCTTCAAAGCTCACGCCTGTGCGTGTTGCAATGAAGTTCAGTGATATAAAGTTGATGGAACGAGCTGGCTTGATGAAAATGTCAGCCACGAATTCGTTACGGTCGATGACTTCACCTGTATTGTTGGTTTCATCACATATCACACGGAAGTCAGTCAAGCCGCGGCGGCCTTGTACATCACGCAAGAAAGGTTCCACCAAGTTACGGAATTGTGCACGTGTGAAGGCATCATTGAATTCAAACAATTGAAACTTGGCTGCTGTGGCAATAGCCTTTTCCAACACAATGAACAACCGACGAACGTTGATTCTATCAAAAGCTGATGGCTTGGCAAGCAATGTCTTGTCGCCAAACAACACAGTACCTTCACCTGGGAATGACACCACTGGGTTCACACCCTTCTTGTAGAGTGTGTCACGGTCTGTCTTGTCTGGTGAATATGCCAACTTCACGACATTCTTGATTTGACCACGGTTCAATCCGCCTGGTGAGAACCAAGGTTCAGCAACGGCGTCTGTACGTGCGCAAAGACCTGCCACGTCAGCATTTAATGGTACATAACGATACTTGTCATTGTACTTGTCGTATTGATACTTCCAACCTGAATCCAACACAGCGTAGGAAGTGGATGTTAGTGTTTCACGGAATTCTACGATGTCATCAGCTTCATCACCGGCGTTGTTGAACACATCAGCCAAGTCAGGTGAAACGAATGCCATGCAATCCAAACGGTCAGCTGCAATGTCAATCACAGATTGTGCCACTGTGGAATTGTGTGGACCACAGATGAGCAAGTTTATATCAATCAATTCTGCGTTTGCAAACTCGTCGTAGGCTGTGATGACTTCTGCAGCTGATGGTGAGGCAGACACACCACCTTCCAAAGACACACTGACATTTTTTGTCATGGCTTTGAATGTGTTGCCAGCTGCTGATGAACCCCAAGCTGTATCACCGCCTTCCACTGAAGCAGTGTGATCCATCCAATAGATGTACCGTGAGCCCTTCAACACTTCTGCGTAGAAGTTGTTGGAACCTTGTGCTGCCTTGGCATCAGCTGCCTTGGACACATTGGCAAACTTTTCCAGTACGCTGTCTGCGGTACCTGAGATAAGACCATCTTCATCAATCACGATGATGTGAAGTTCATCATCAGCACCACCCAGACTGGATGTGAAGGATGAGGTGCCTGGAGCTTCATCAAAGCTGCTGGCGAATTCCCACTTGGCCTTGGCGTTTACACCTGCCAATGCCACTGCTGCTGCTGTGATGGTTAATGATGTGGCACCGGGAATAGCTGTCACAGTACCAACGGTAACACCTGCGGTTGTGGTGATGAGGTCACCAATAGCAAGTTCTGTGGTGAAAGATGTGCCAGTACCAGTGACTGATGTACCGCCTGCAGATACAGCAAGTGTACCTGTCAATGTTTTGTTGAAAGATGCGCCGTCGCACATGGAAACTTTCAATGAATTTCCTAGTGCACCTGGGTACTTGGCAGCAAATTCACCTACAGTTGCTTCTCCACCGCCATACTCAGCTTCATATTCATCTTCATTCTCAATGAGAATAGCGGTACCTGAGGTTACAGCATTGCGAGCTGCTGCACCTACAGCACGAACCACTTTAAGATTGTTGGAATAGCTTAAGAAGTTGGCAGCTGAAAAGAAGCTGGCTGCTGTGGTGTCATTGGGTTTACCAAATGTTCTTACTAATTCAATTTCTGAACTGATAGTGACAGGCGCGAGAACTGGACCCCATTGAAACTCACCTGCGAAACCACCAATTGATGTGGCAACTGCAGGGACTACGTTGGTTAGATCCTTTTCAACGACTAGTACACCTGGTGATAGTTGAAATGCCATGTTAATCTCCTATATCTGTGTAATTTTTCAAAGACCGGATTTCAATTTGTCTTGGAACAAGTTGAAAATATTTATAAGTTTACGAATCTTTATCTATCTTCCATGGCAAATTTTTGTCTGTGGACCATACAACATTATCGACCACAAATGTTTCCTCAACATTTCCATCATCTATAAATCCAAAAGGAGTCAATTCATCCTCAATTTGCAACATCTGTTGCCTGTAAATTCTTTCACGGACATTCACATCCGTGAGTTCCCTGAAATACTGATTGGTGGTCAGCCATCCAAACAGAACCAGAGTCATCACCAAATCATCGTGGTAACCTTCATCAGCCACGTAACTGCCACTCTTTTCCACGAATGTAGAGAATTCATGGATGGTGTCGGCATCAAATATATTTAGTTTTTTCTCTTCCAGTAAACTTTTGATGGCGAAACACCCTTGACGTTTCACTGTCTTGGTGGTTCTGACGCCCAGAGTGGTGGACTTGGAAAACCCAGGACTGATGTAGGTTTGATTGTTCTCCTTCACCGTGCTCAAGATGTTTTCATACTCCAGTTCTGAATACAAGATGTCAGCAATCTGTCCTCCAATGTCATTGGTTTCCACCAGCACCATGGCATTGTTGTAATCTTTGGCTGTTTTACGTATCACTTCTGGAAACAACATGGGAGCAATGGTGTTGTTCTTGAATCTCCCCACCAGTTTGTAAGGTATATCTGTGACATCCACAACAGTGAACGCTGAATAGTCACCTCCAACACCTCGGGACACGTCCACAGTGATGACATAGGTGTGTTCTCGGTTGGGTTCTTCGTACAACAACAATCCCATCTCATTCTTATACACAGGATCCATGCTACTCATCTGTGACAACGTTCTGCCATTAATCAACGTGTTGCTGGATCCCAGAAATTCACACAACACTTCCTGATTGAACTTCACTTCACCCAGTGTTCGAAATTGTTCCTCAGCCCAGATATCATCTCTTCCAGGAATCTCCCAGTATGGGATGAAGTGTGAAACGAAACCATTCTTACCCTTTTCTGCTTCGTTCCAGAACTTCCAGAAATGATTGTATCCCAGAGGGGTGGATGTCAGCAGAATCTTTGTGGTGGTACCGGCAGAAATGGTGGGGTACACAGAAGCAAAGAATTCATCTGCCACGTTGTTGGGAATAATGGCAGCTTCATCAATATACAACCAGTTCACAGATTTACCACGAATACCTGAAGCTGTTGTGGCGGCGGTGAACACCTTGCTGCCATTCTCCAGTTCCACGTTACCTTTGTTCCAGGTACGAACACCCTGTTGCATCCAGATGGGTAGATGTTCATACATGATTTGATAACGGTCCAACACTTCACGAGCGGCACTGCCTTTGTTGGCAAGAATGGCTACTGTTTTGCTTTCCTGAAACAGAGTGTACCAAAGAATACAGGCAGCAGATGTGATGGTTTTGCCTTGCTGACGACCTTCCATCAGCACCACTTTTCTGTTGTTCAGAATGATGCTCACTTTGTTTTTCTGACAATCATACAATTTGAATTTCACCAAACCCCTGTCCAGTGATACAATGTGACAATAGTTCTCAATGAAATACACCGGGTCTTGCTGACACTTCACAATCTCCTGAATTTCTTCTGGTGTGAATTGATGCTGATACCCGATGGATTTTAAATTGGGATTGCCATGATATGAGTTGTTATCCAGCATTCGAATCCTCAATGGTCACAGGCTCTTGTGCCTGTTTCATTGCCTTCAACAATTCATGTGTGGAACCCACAAACAAATTGTTCTGTGTTTGTATTTTTGGCTTGTCCTCTTTTTCCAAGTCTTTCTTGCGTTTCTGCACTTCCAGTAAATCCTTAGCTGTGTCAGACACGGTTTTGATGAGTTGTCCTGCCACTTCATAGGCACGAGGATGGTCACTGTTTTTGGCAATATGAAGAATGCCATCAATGGCTTCATTACCTTTGTCAATCAATGTTCGAAGTGTCTCTCTGGCGTGAGCTGCATCATCTTCCAATGCCACAGGCACCACAGCGTTCACTTCTTCCTCAGTTTTCATCACATTGAATTTATCATTTAAATTATCAAATGTCATTATTCACCTGTATAGATTTCATCAAAATCTTGAATGTAACCGTAATCGTCTGTGGGAAGAGCTGAGGTGGGATCTGGTTCTGTGGTAATTTTGGTGCCCACCTGAGTGTTGCCTGGCAAACGTCCTTCCAACAATGTGGGGTCAGCATAGATGTTCTGAATGACCTTCTTGATGAGGCTGGCATCTCGAACATAGCCATACAAATTCAACTTCACAGTGAAATTCAAATCCCAGATGACACTCAAGCGTTTGTTAAAGCTACCTTCCCAGTCATCCTGGTATGATACATTATCTAGTACAATTTGCAAGTCATTTTTCACACCCAGTTCAGGAATGGTGTTGATGGTGACATTGAAATCTGGATTGAAATAGGGAAGAATCTGTTCAATGATTTGTAATCCATCCTCTTGATTCTTGACAAATGCACTCATGCTGATGCCCATGTTGTAGGGAGTGGACACGAATGAATACCGAACACCTGTGGATGAGTTGCCTGACTCGTCCACAGCACGAACATTCTGTCTGACCGCTAGTTTTCTAGATGGGTCATAAGTGAAATTGGTGATTTCAAAACCAATTCTAGGTAAGGTGATGGCAAATGTGGCACGACCTGGTTCCAGTATTGGTGCTTCACGAATACGGTCAATGAATTTCTGTTTAGGAGCATAACTCAATGGCACAAATAAACTTTGCACAGTTTCACCTTCATCATTGTTTCTACGAACTTGTATGTTGTTGAACAATGTTCCAAAGGCAATAATGGCTCTTCGGATGTGTTGATGATAGAAATATTTACCCTTGAACATTAGTATTCACCAAAGGGATTGATGTCACTGAAATCCAGGATGTCTTGACCTTCAGTTTCTATAGAAGCATTGTCACTGAATGGCACCAAGGCACGTGTACCGAACACTTCTTGCACGATGCTGAATCCAGATTGCAACAACAATAAATCTCCTGATTCCATCAAGATGTTGTACTCGAACACATCTTGTGAATTTTTTGTTTCTGCTTCATCAATCTCAGCCACACCTGTGTCAAACTTCTCTGAACTGTATTGATACAATTCACAACTCATGCTGTAGATGTAGAACTTGTTCAGTTGATAGAAAGGATTCAAATGTTCCACAAACTTGATTTCAAATAGGGCCTGGGTGCGAGGAAAATAAATCAAATCTCCTTCAGCAGGACGACTAGGAATTTGCAACAGTTCATCTGGTGCATTCCCCACAGCATCTTCCCAACGACGCTTGGACACCACGAATGTGGCTTGGTCTGTGACTTGAATACCAAACTTGGTGAATATTTCTCTGTCACCATCCCACCCTTGAATGTTGGTGAGATACATTTCAATGGGGTAGGCATTTTCAAAACGGCTCAACACATCTTCACCTAGGATTTCATCTTGTTTCACTGAGGTGCGTGGCAGGTAGTACACATCATGGCCATATATCTTGATGCTTTCAATGATGAGGTCTTCCAGGAGCCGTTGTTCATTTGTGGTTCCCTGTGAGCTACCACTTTGAAAATAAAAATTGGTGGCCATGTTAGCCTACCATTAAGTCAACAGGCAACTCGTATCGGGATTGCATTTCTCTTTCCAGTTCATTGATTTCAGCAAGTGCTTCATCATAGATGATTTGTCCGTTCAAGATGACACCACCTGGCAGTTGCATGCCACCAAATTTCTTCAAGTTCTCACCCCATTGACGCTTGATAAGAGCTGTCACATAGCGGCGAAGAAACATATCATTGTAGATTTCTGTGTAGGTTTCTGGATCCAAGGCACGATACACTTCAAACACCACGAAATTTTCCTCGTTAAATGTGGTGTCCATGTCCACATCCAGATGAATCATGTCTTTCTTTCTGTTGAAGGTGAAGGTGCGAGAACCTGCAAATATGTCATCCAACAGTTGTAGATGTTGTTTCACTTGTTGATAGTAGATGATATCCGAGGACAACAAGTTGTACATATCATTCAACCGAAACTGATACACTACATCAAAGATGTTGGTGCTGGCGCGACTGCTACCTGCGTCACCAAAAGGCAACACACGAATCACACCTGTGACAGCTTCTGCGACAGCAAAATCACCTGAAGTCCAGCTCTTTTCTGTGTAAGCCGCAGTAGCATGTAATGTGGTGGAGAATCCAGATGTGCCGCCAGTGATGGTTTCTCCATTCGCAAAGGTGCCTCGAACTGTTCGAACCTTTAAGATGCTACTGGTTTTCACCTCATACACCTTGGCAGTGGCGCCTGAGGTGGCACCAGTGATGGTTTCATTAATGGTGAATTGTGAAGCAAAGATGGTGGACAACTTAACTTCTGAGGCTTCTACTTGTGCCTTCAGATACACACGCTCCACACCATCAAAATGATATTCACTCCAGTAATCAATGGCATCTTGCACTCTGTCTTCCACCTGGTCATCATCAACATTGATTTCAATAACAGGAAATCCAAGGCGGCGAAGGCAGTAATCTTTTAATTCTTGGCGAGTTGTGATTGCCATGATTGGTTACCTTATTGCTTGTTGATTTTAGCTTCCAATTCTTCAATCTTCTTTTGTTGTTCCTTGATGGCTTCAATCAAGAGGGGAACCAACTTTTCATATTGAACTGTTAAATATTCAGTTGTCACTTCCAAGTCACGAACAAAGGGTGCCACACGAACTGCTTCTGGAAGAACGTTCTGTACTTGTTGTGCGCTCACACCCACTTGTTGTTGGTCATTATTGAAACCGAAAGATTTAGCAGTTTCATTTTCTGTGTAGTAGTATCCGTTCAGTGCCATCACTTTTTTCAAAGCGTTATCAATGTTACCAGAAAAATTCTTTAAACGTTCATCTGAATAGAACGCTGTGATTTCACCTGTTGCACGGAATGCACCCACGTTATCAGTACCACCAGTGGCATCTAACTTGATGGTATCATCAGCATCATTATCTACTTGAATATGAAGAACTGTGGCTTCACCTGAGGATGCGTAATAATTGATTCGTGCCAAGTCACCGCTACCACCACCTGGATCTGCACCGAATTTGATACCATTGGATGTGGTGGAACCATTGGATACAGTTAATGCCCCAGAAATTGTTAATCCAGTCAAAGTACCTACAGATGTCAAACTGGAGGCCGTCACACCTGATGCCAAAGTGCTACCTGACAAGGTGCCAGCTGCTGCAGTCACTGTGATGTCACCAGAACCGTTGAATGATACACCGTTGATGTTTCGTGCTGTTGCCAATGTGGTGGCAGTTGTGGCATTGCCTGACAATGCTGCTGTGATGGTGCCTGCGCTGAAGTTGCCAGATGCGTCACGTGCCACAATAGTGCTGCCTGTGTTGGCGTTGGTGGCATTGCTGGTGACTGTGAATGTTGCAGCACTAGAGCCATTGTAAGTAGTAGAACCAGAAAGACCAGTACCTGATACGTTAGTAGTAAATGTTGCCAAGTTACTGCCTAGTGACACACCTGAGATAGTACTGTTGGTCAATGAAGCATTGGCAATGTTACTTAAAGTATTACTGCTACCACTGATGGTCTTGTTAGTCAAAGTCAAGCTGTTGCTGGCTGTAGCCACAGTAACACCTTCAATGGTCACTGTGCCTGCGGCACTTCTGGCAATTGTGGTATCAGTGGCATGACCCAATTCAATACTACCCACACCTAGAGCTGCTGATGTTGAGGCAGTAATACCTGACACAGGAAGACCTGTGCAATTGGTCAATGTACCGCTGGTGGGTGTACCAAGAACAGGTGTGACCAATGTGGGTGTGTTGGCAAACACCAAGGCACCTGAACCTGTTTCATCTGTGACAGCAGCTATCAAGTTGGCTGATGAGGGAGTGGCCAAGAAGGTGGCAACACCTGTGCCTAGACCACTGATACCAGTGGATACTGGAAGACCTGTACAACTGGTCAATGTACCTGAACTTGGAGTACCTAATACAGGTGTGGTTAATGTAGGTGATGTTAAGGTTTTGTTGGTAAGTGTTTGTGCCCCTGTTAATGTTGCCACTGTGCTGTCAATGGCTATTGTAACGGCACTAGAACCATTATAACTGGTACCAGACAACCCTGTGCTGATGGTTAATGCATTTAAATTGCTTCCCAGTGATATACCTGAGATGGTGCTGTTGGTTAGTGAGGCATTGGCAATGTTGCTTAAAGTGTTGCTGCCACCACTGATGGTCTTGTTGGTAAGTGTTTGAGTACCAGTAGTGGTTACCAATGGAATTTCAGAGCCAGTTAGGA